GCTTTCGCTAGAATGATAACGTCATCCACCGAATCAGCTTGTACGCCTGTTGTAATCGCGTTCAACTTCGCGTTCAGCATAAAGTTTTCTTGTTCGCGACTTGTATTTAAATTTTCCAGTTCCGCTAAACGTTCAGCTTGTTTCTGTTCAGCAGTTTTTTGCGCTTCTGTCAATTCACCGAATTTACTTAAATTGTCTTTGAGTGTATCGAATGAATCGACACCTAGTTTTTTAAGTAAGTTGGCTTCATACAGTTTTTCTTGCTCAACGTCTGATAGTTTATCACCCCCTTTGTCCTCTAAGCCTGTAGAAGTGCCGCTTGAATCGTTCGTAACGGGATCAGCAGCAGGTGGTGTTTCGTTCGGTGTTGTATTTAATGTTTGTTCTAATTCGTTTGCCATGTGAATCTCTCCCTGTTTTTAAAGATTATGGTGTTACAATTCGTTCCCTGTTATATCTGCGAGTACGTTCCGTTTCTGAAATAAACTCTCTCATACGTTCCTGCTTATTACGTACTTTTAATTTAGCTGATTGTATTTCTGTTGGTTCGCCTATTTGTTCAGCAACCATTAACTCTTTTTTAGCTTTACGAATGGCGCGTTCTAATGATCGTTGTTTCTGCGACTCTTCGTATTTACGTTTATTTTCTGTTTCGTCCACAATGACAGGACGTTTGATTGATTTACCTTGTACGTATGGATAAAGACGATGTGAGCAATTAATGCCACCAATACCCGTTATCGTCCCATAACCTGTTTCGTTGATATGTGGATAACGTTTACTCTGACCACTACGAGAATATATCTTCCCCTGGAATTGAACGTGTGACGGTCTACTTGCTTCATGCTTTGATACTTCGACTAAATCAACCTCGTAATCATCCATTCTAGCCATCTGCATATTGTTTGCGGTATTACCAATTGTTGCCCTCATGGTCATGTTCACATAAGCTTCTGATGACCATTCACGCCCTAGCTTATCAACCATTGCAGGAATACCATCATTCGCCCATTTACGAGCAACATGAGAAAGTGCTTGGTTCTTTGTCATTGTGCCAGTGATTACTTTAGCGACTGTTTCATTAAGGGTTTTTAAATAGATTTCGCGTGATTTATCAAGCATGGTCGTGTTGATTAGATTAAAAGTTTGCTTTGCTTGCGCTTCTAATCCGTTTAATGCTCTTATTATAGCATTTGATTGATAAATATTTCCTAATTTAATCGCCATTTCGGGCAATAGTTCAGATAATTCACCATCATACTGTAATGCAGCTTCAAACCCTGCTATTTTTAATAGTCTTTTAATCTCTGATTCAGTGGTTTTCGCATACTTGGCCATGATTTTAATATTCGCTTGATTAAATCCACCAATATCCATCATTTTTAATCCTTGCCATGCTAAAATGTCGTTTTGGTCAACACCATTTTTGAGGTAATCGACCATATTTAGGAGAATGTCCGTTTCAATTTGATTATAAATATCGACCATGAACAGGGATAATTGTTCGACTTTTTGTCTATCCATTACTTAATACCGAACATATCCACATCGGCAGGTTGCATACTTTGCGTTTCAACTTTCATATCAGCAACAATCAATTTCGCTTGTTCTTCTGTGATTTTTAGGATCTTCTCTAATGCTAGATATCTAGGAATTAATCCGCTATTGACTAAGTTCATCCAATAAGCAGCATTCGTATTTCTATCTTCCGCAATGGAATCATCGAAGTTTAAGGAAATCGTATATTCACCGCTAACCGTAAATACGTCATACAATTCAGCTACTTGGATAATCGCTTGCACTAAGTCGATTAATCCTTCTCTTATCATGTTCACATGACCATTACGCGTTCGATATGTTTTACTATTTTGACTGACTACTTCCGTAGCCGTTTTCAAGCCTTCTGTTGCATTGAAAGAGAATGTGCCAGGGGAAAACCCTGTTTGCATAGCGAGAACGTTTAAATGTGCGTTTATCGCATCCACATGCTCCAGTATGCGTAATCGAATATCAATGTCTTTGATTTCATTATCGTCACCCATGTTAATCGCTTGATACACTTCGTCATTTACATCAAAATGTCGTTCAATGCGACCTGTTTCAATATTGACCGTTCCTTTTAATGCAGTAGTCGGGACGATGATTTTCTTTTTACCTAATCTAATCTCACGATCTAAACTATCATAGGCAACATCTAAGGCTTTCAGCGTGTCCGTAGCGTTCGCATAAAGCGATACCCCTAATCTACTATTCATATCAGCATTATTTGCAGTAGAAGGACGTATATACACAAATAAAGGAACACTCACATTATTCAATCTAATTTCTTCTTCTAATTCGGGATAAACATCAGCTAATGGGAAGGGTTTACCTAATTCACTTTCAATTTCGGAACGATACAATTCATTTTTAATCACATATTGCAAGCCTTCAAACGTGTGCCAGCGTAATAGTGTATAAAAATACTTGTCCTTCTTCGTTTGCTTCAAGAATATACCTTCTGTCACTCGTTTGCCGTCATCCTTGAGAGGGATGAAACTATCAGCAGTTGCATGTCCAATCTGAATACCGTTCTCATTGTGGAAAACTTCAAGAGCCACACCACCGAGCGCAAACATGTATTCTAATTTATTTTGAAACGTTTCATAGAAGGCGTTTTTGTTTAAGACGCTCATAACATTTTCAAGTAATTCTTCATTTTCGATTTCGAGAGATACACCCTCATTAAACACTAAATTCGCCATTTCCTGCGAAATCACTTTAGGCATTCCCAACGTGTTCCGTTTACGTTCAATTATTCCGTTGACTGTCATATATTTCACATCGTGCCATTCACTTACATACCCCTTGTAGGCACATTTCCATGTTTCAATCAGTTCGTACATTCTGTCATCCACAGGGATGTCTTTTCGTTCGCTTACCTTTCCAATGCTTGACACCAATCCCAAACGTACCAACCCCCTTCGTATTTTCTCCATGAGTGATTTGAACATTCAAACACCTCCTTATACATAAGTCTTGCGGAAATAATTCGAAGCATAACGCGCTTCGTCCAGTGCATGATTCCAATCATCAATTGGTTTTCCGTTACCGTCACGCGCGTACATGCCAACTTCTTTAATAAAGCTGTAATGTCCGTATTTTTCTGTTTCAACTAATCGGAATTGGTCTTTTGTTATGATATTTTGAAAACGTTCGATACCCACTTCAATACCTTTTGAATTAGATGTGAAATCTCGTCCGTTGTTATCAGCAGGACGTGTTTGAACCGCTAGTAATTCCAATTCTTCACGTAATGACTTACACGCTGGATCCACAAAGAACTCTGAATACATCATTCCCGTTAATTCCTTGCACCATTGCATGAATTCTTTTATTTCAGTAGCGTAAATACTCATAGCCTTTGTTTGTCCTGTTTCTTTACCACTATGATAATAGTTTGCTATGCGATTTAAACGGTAGAACAAACGCCCTTTATCGTCATGATGTTTAGTTACAACGTTACATGAGCAGCTAGTAGCATCTGATTGACCACCATCTGCCACAAAGAACATTTCTATCTTTTCGCCTTCCATGCGGTTAATTACATGTTTTTCTAAGTTGAGAACCGAATAGATAACCCCTTCGGGCATTACACGTTTGCCTTCCCAGTCCCTTGCTAATAAATAGGGATTCTTTGAAAGAACATCATAAATTTCTTGTTTTCGTTCTTCGGTAATGATTGGATTATCATGTATTGTCCAATGAGTCCACCGCGTTTTTTGAACCTCAAATACTTCTTTAATCACAGGATGATTAGGAGAAGGAGGGTTTAAATCAGCTAAATGATAACGATCTTTAGCTGCAAAGGTACGTCTGAAACATTCCTGTATCATGTCCATGTGCAAAAGGTTGATTTCTCCGAATACCACAGATCCGAGAGACATCCCCGTAATGGCTTTATGACTATCCGATTTTCCCGCACCTTTATAATAAATTTTCTTAATCCCATTAGGTGCTTGTATCTCTAAGTGATCGCCTTTTTCATCATGTTTGATTTTGGCATGTTCCCCGTAAATGTGCATCAATCCGAATCCATCACCATCCATAAACAAACGAAATGCTTGTTCCTGGTTATAAGCCACAATCAAATGATTTGCATCCCTTGACGTTAAATAAAATATAGACATTCGGAATATGGCAGCAGTTGTTTTAGATGAACGAGGTGTACCCTCTAACACGTCAAGCGTTACATCAAAGGGTTGTCTGATTGTTGCAAGTTGTTTAGGTGATAATGTTTCAATCATGGCCCAACCGCCTTGATTAGTGATTCTAATAGGCTAGTATCCTTCTGAACACCTTTAAGTAGTTTCGTGCGTTCTTTAATAAATTCGGTTTCAGCAAGTACTTTGTCATCCCTGCGAGTCTCCGACATTTGCGGATAACGTTTCATGATGACTTCCATTGCTTTAATCTGCTCTTTAATTTCTGCTTCTTCTTCGTAAGTCGAGGTGCTTCCATCAGCATTGGTAATTGTTCCCTTTTTACCAATCTCACCTCGACCAATAGCGGTTAGACGAGTGAGTATTTCTTGAGCAGTCATAATGCGATCATCAGAGATGCTTTCCATCTTTTCGTTGACATATCGCCTAACCTTGTGCGTTCCTAGTAACTTATTGCTGTTCGCTTCTGCGATTTTATCACTCTTGTATTTGTAGCCAGCTTGCTTATAACTTTGTGTTGCATTCCCGTTTTGAATGTATAAATCAGCAAAGGCTTTCTGCTTAACCGTTAAGTTATCTCCCTTCATACTTACCCCCTCCAATATTCGAAAAATGCCCAATCCGACAGGAAGAAAACGGATGGGCAAGTTGTTTGATTTAATTATACTCTATTTTGGATAATGTTGTCTGTTTACGTTCGTAGTTAAAATAGGATTAACGTAATGAGAAAAGTAATGATGCTTGAAATCTGCATAGCCATGAATTTACCTTTGATGTTTTCGGGTGTTTGCTCATCTTCTCCGATAACTCCGAAGAACGAAACAATCATGATAAACAGTAAAACGACCTGGAAGGCGATAATCATTTACCCCACCACTTGAATATGCGATTTAAGAAGTATTTCGTATTACTAGCAGCAATCCATACGTGTCCACAACTATGACATTGAGTGACTTTATTATAAGGATTCCAATAGATAGAACCACTCTTCGATTTATCACAACAGGTTTTCATATCTTTACCCCTCAATCCAGTTTAATAAGATTTTGATATTCCACAATCAATTCACGATCCGTTAATTTATCATAGTATTCCTTTGAGCGTTTTGGATTGAATTGTACGAGATAATTGATGTAATAGTCGCGGTCAATCATACGCCTGTACTCCCGAATCCGTTTACTCCTCTTGATCCTGGATTAAGTTCTGCTACCTCTTCCAACGTAATGAGAGGAATTCGTTGAATAATTGCTTGTGCGATTCTTTCACCTTTTTTAATTATGTGTCGTTCAAAACCGATGTTATCAACAATCACTGCAACTTCTCCGCGATAATCACTATCCACAGTGCCGAATAAGACACGTAGTTTAGTATTCATACTCATGCCACTTCTCGGACGCACTTGTATTTCATAACCACCAGGCAACTCAAAGGCTAATCCTGTTTTAATTTTCAACGTTTCTCCACTTCTGACAACCACATTTTCAATTGATGATAAATCAAATCCAGCATCACTCAAATATGCTTTTGATGGGATTACGGCATCTTTATGCATTTTCTTAACCTTTACTACTTGCATCTACTCGTCCCCCAACCTAATATCTAAATGCTCATTCATTAACCATTTGATGGTGCGTTTTAATCTTGGAATTTCGGCTACCAGTACTTTCAACCGTTTAACCTCAAACTGACTATTCAAATAATCATTGTGCAAATTCTTATAATCATTCAATTGTGCCTGCGTTTCATTTTGGTAGTTGATTAACGTTTGCTTATGAAACGCAGCATCTTTTTTCAATCTGTCGATTTCGTAGCCTAGTTCGATCGGTGTTGCTTCTACAGGTTTTCTATTAGCTTG